AAACGATATCCATCCACAACATGTGGTGGTGGTGCATCTTGGTTTGTAAATCCTTCAAAGTATAATCTTGTGACTGTACCTACACCAATTGTTTTATCTACATCGATGGTTAGATAATCTACGTTTGCAGTGCCATCAGTAATTTCTTTTGGTGGAATAATGTGTGTGATGTAAGCAGCGTTGTCTGGAGTGAATGCTGATTTCTTAAATCCGTCAGACAATAGTGCATTCTCACCAAAGTTAGCATTACAGTTTGCAAGTGACAGTTCACCACCTGTATCTGCCACATATTGACTCTTATGTCCAATCGCAAAGACTGAAACAGCCTGTATAACTGAGTCATTTGATGAACGAACGTGAGTTGATTCATATTCTGGACGATATATAGCTGATGGATCTAAGTGTAAGTTATCTACACTTGTGTAATCTTCATACTGTCCAGATGTTGCATTATATCTAACAAACGCCTTATCATCTTTCTGTAGTGCATTACCTGTAAACTGTGCAAGTAATCCACTCTTAAATCCAGTAACCTTAGAACCATCTAAGTGAATACCATTCATACCAAAGACAGATCTCTTGGATAGGTTGAATAGGTATGGTGAAGCAGAGTTGATTGTATCAACCTCAATGTTCACGTTCGCACTTGTAAGTGTTGGTAATGGGTTATTTGGTGCAGCACCAACCACATACTTAAACTGCGTGCCTGATACAACTTCTGATACAACAAATATACCATTATATCCTGATGTACTAATACCAGAGATACGAACAGGAGTATCGATTGAAAGATCTGTAAGATTTGAATCTAAATCAACAGTCACTGTTGTTGATGCAGTTGTACCATCACCAGCCTTGATAGATGAGATACCAACCTGTTGACCTTTTGAACCAACAATACGATATTCTTCAACTCTTGTCTGGAAGTCAAGACTACCTGATGGGAAGTCTGGTTCGATTGGTCTACCTGTACCAGCATCATAAACATCACCAACCTTCTGATAATACATGTCAAGGTCAGTTGATGTAGATGTGACATCAATGAAACTATCCTTGATGCGAACTGCGTTTGCACCATCAGCATATTCAAAACAAGTTAGTTTGTGGTGAGAGAAACTTGGTGTGAATAAGTTTGAAGTGTAGTCTTTATATACGTTACCTGATGGGTCTCCATCAAATATAGTAAACTGTGAAATATAACAAGCACCTGTGAGTCTGAATATTGCACTTGGTTCGATATTACCGTTCTCTGGGTCTGGAACATATTTTGGTCTTATCTTTGTTTTACGAAGGTCTTTACCTACAATTGATGTACCTCTTGGTATGATGACACCACCACGAACACTATTTAATTTGAATAGTTCGTTGTCAGGAGATGTTAAATCAAAGTTACTACCTAATCCAAAAGGACTTAATATCTGATTAGTATTTCCAAATCTTGTTGTATATCTTGCTTCTGAACTTACATTAACAGGTATAAATCCTGGCCTGTTGTCTACTGTGTGTGTACCAGCAGCGAGGATTATGGTCGTTAAATCAAACTTATCATTTCTTTGCCCTACAACATAAGAGAACCTAGCAGCTTCAATCAGAGCTCTCTGTATCGTTTTAAATGGTCGTGTTTGGGAGTTTCCTTGGTTTTCAATACTATCAGTCGCATCCAATTCGTTGGGGTCAACGTAGATAACATTACCTTGTATATTCTTTAGAAAATTCTCCAGTCTTGAAAGAGGCATCCTATTCTTCTCTAATTACAGATTCTGTCTAAGTTTATTTATTCAATGAATTATACCAGAATGATAAAACAAACCTCTCATCACCTTCAACCTTACTAACGTAATGAAGATATTGTGAATTTGAGAATATTATTAGTTTTCCTGGCTCTGGTTTGACTTCAAAATCTTCAAAACAAGTGCTTCCACCAGAGAAATTATTATTTAGATACAACATCGCAGCAAATATATCAGGATTATGCACGTTGTTGTCATCAAAGTGTGGTTTCATAAAAGTGCCAACAGGCCATCTTATGACACCAACATAGTCAAGGTTTGCAGATGAGTCGAAACTTTTACAAATATTATTTACTCTGGTTACAACCTCATCATCTAATGACGGTATGGTTGGTTCAACATCACCACCCAGATAAACAGCAGTATGGTCTTTCCATTCAACGGTGGTTAGATAAGTATCTCCACCTCTAGTTTCATCACCATAAGGCATCTCTTTTCCTTTATTTGCAAGAGATAGGTCAATAAATCTTTGACACTCATCAGGAGAAATAAAATTCTCCTCAACATAAATTAATTTTTTCAAGAGGTGTATGTATTAGGTGGGCCTGCAAATCGAGGATCATTCAAATTTCTTTTATCCTCATCTACTTTATTTGGATCAAAGTTAGGATCAGGATAATCCTCCCAACTGTTGCCTTCATATTCAACTATCAAAGGATTAATATCCTTCCTCTCGCCATATACATGATAAAAACAATCTATAGTTGATAAATCAGTAATCAAATCGGTATTAGTTGAATCCTCTGCAATGACAATAAATTCATTATTAAATTCTTGAATCACGAGATTTTGATTTGTTCCAATTGGTTGCAATTGAACAGTAATACTGTTTTCATCAACTAAATCTTTCCAATAGTAGGGTAATGAGATTACATTTGATTCTTTCAATCTACCACGATGGTAAACACCTACCTCTGGGCCTTCAATACAGGCATAACGAAGACGATGACCCTTTCCCTTTGTAGGATGTTCAATGTCAAATGGTTTTGGACGACCATCCGCAGCACCGAATCTAGCAGCGAGTTTACCTTTGTTACCACAGTCAACCGCACCAGTGACGAACATATCACCCACAACCACAATAGCATCGGGGCCAGTTTTACCATCACCAACAAATTTGCTATCACCATCTACCTTGACAGCTAAGGGTGCATTACAAGCTGGTTGGGTATCAAGAGAATTTTGAGGTGCAGAATTTGATGCTACGTTTAAAACCGCTTCATAACCTGGCGATGCACCAGTTTTTCCAACATAAACAGGGCCATTCAACACCGCAGTTCCTGTGGGAGCAACATCAGGTGCAGAGTAGGAAACATCATTTGACCCTACGATAAGTTTATCTGATTGTAATCTAGAAATATTCATAATGATCTCTGTGTTGATAACTCCGTTTTCTTCAAATTATTTGTCAAAGCACCATAATTTTTATCGGCAAATGATGCAGCAACCATAAATCCATACTTAAGTTCATACTGACCTTTAGCAATTATAGTCATGTCTTTGGAAGCTTTAGCTGTAATTTTTTCACCTTGTAGTCGAATGTCTGGAGCTCCGATGTCTGCAAGCCTCTCTGCCTTGACGATAAATTGACCATCTTGACCACCACCATTTGCATCAACAAAAATATTTTTAGCTCTCAATAATATATTACCATTTTCACATTCAAAAATCATATCACCTCTTTTGGCTTTTATGATTTTCGCTGGTAGTTGTGATATATCACCAGGCTTTCTAACTTTTAATCCTTCACCAAGAACTTCGGTTGAAGAACCAGGCGTATATAAGACATGTTTACCTGTGCCAGGCCCGCCTCCCGATGATGCACCTTGACCAGTGCTAGCATAAAATCCAAAAGACTGAGCCTCCTGTGTTTGAATTTCATAGTTTGTGTCACCATGAATACTACTCTGTCCACTTTGAACAGCATATCTTAATTTAACCTGTCTTTCAAGATTTTTTTTATCGTTTGGTGCTTTTGACATTTTATTTTTCGATACAATCTATTACTGTAATTACAGTTGTTTGTGGTAAATTCCTATCAAAAGGAACATCCGTATCAGCAGATGAAGTTGCATCTTCAACCTTAGTGAATTTAAGAACTGGTTTTAATTTAGCACCAGCTCCAGTGTCGCTATTTATTGTAATATCTGGGAGTGAGGTAAATCCAGAACCACCATTTACAACTGTTGCACCTACAATAAAACCATTTTGAATATTTAACTCAACTTCAGCTTGACCTGGCTTCTGTATTATATCACTAGTTGCATCGCCTGGCAAAGTATCACCAGCAGAATCAACAGAACCACCACTAACTGTTGCTGTATCACCATCTGAATATTCAAATCCAACATTATCAACAATAACCTCACCTAGAGATGTTACATATGACTGTTTACCATCATAATTTTCATTTGGATCTGGAAACACTTCTTTTTCAGTTAAAGTTCCATCTGGATTAAGAGTTGTTTCTGTTGTATTTGGTAGATACTCTTGTCCAGAGTCAGTCATTACAACGTCAACCACACCAATTTCAGTTCCATTTGGATCTTTTACATATACGTTTGATAAATCAGCGTCAACTACATCACCACCAGCACTATCACTTAAAACTGGTGTCCCTCCAGTTCCCCCAGTTACCACAGGAACTCCGCCTACAGTTTTTATTGGATTTCCATTACTATCCAACAAAGGAGATCCACCTGTTCCACCAGCATTCACGGTAAGAAGTGGCGGTATTAAATCAGGATTAGGAATGGTTACTGGAAAACCTCCTACACCACCAGCAGAAGTATTAGGACTATTACTTACAGGTGAAACATTTCCCATAACTGGATAAGCTCCAGCACCATAACCTTTATCACAACTATCAAAGAATGAAAGTAGAGGTGGTTCCTCAAATCCAAATCCTGGCCCGTTGATAGCAACACCAATTATCTGTCCGAGAGCATTTACAATCGCACTACCACTCGCACCTTGTCCACCACCTCCAATAAAGTCAACTCTTGGTGGGCCGCATTTAAGAACGTTTGTGCTACAATCTGGTCTAGACGGTGACGCCTCAATAGCATCGTCAATTTTATCCAAGAGTGGAGTTAATTTCTGATTCAAACCAACTTTGTCAATTATATTTTCAAAATTATCTTCAATTGATTCTGAAACTCCACCTTTTGAAGAATATGAAGTTGGTTTTGGAGGACAATTAGCCTTATCACAATCAAGAACGTTTGTTAAAATATTTGCAAATTTAATCGCTTTTGAAAATGTTTCACTTGGTAGTGCGATACCACCACCTTGAACATTGTTTAGTTGGTCAAACATATCACCAAGACTTGAATCTATGAGGTTGTTAATCTGTCCAAACATATCACCCATAAAATTTTCTACACCACAAATGGGAACATCTAAAACTTGTCCAACCATATTCTCTAAACTTTTAGATAGATAATCAGCTAATTCATCCTGTATTTTTTCGATATTACAGAAAATCACACTTGTAAGTGCATTTGTAGCCTGACCTAAAACAACTTGATTGAATTTATCAACACTGTCCTCCATTCTTTTATCTAATTTATCAAGAGTATCTTGAATCAACCATGAACGACCACGACGAACTAACTTTGTCATTGAATCGTGAATCTTATTTGCGGCTAATTGTATCTCTGATTCAATATCAACAATGCCACCGTAAATTGGGTCAATATATGTTGACGCTTCATTTAACTCTTGAAGTGCCTGCGCCTTTCGAGTGAAGTTTTTTATTGCATTACTTATCTTTGATATCTCATTATCTTCACATGGACTAAAAGCATCAATAGTAATATTTGTAGCATCCTCTTTTTGTTTTGTAGCAATACTTTTTGCAAGTTCGCCAGGCGTGAATGCACGAGGCCAAGGCGATTCTTGAAATTGTTGTTGTTTACCAGAGGTTTGAACTACTTTTGGTGGAGTATAAGGAACGAAACAAGTTTGTCTCTTCGCTTTGAATTGTGATGTTGTTAGATTATCACGGATAAATGATTGTTTAAATAAAGTTCCAAATATCACTGGTTGTTGTGCATCCTCACCATCCATAAAAAATCCAACTACAACTTCTCCACCTTGATATTGCATTGTTTCACCACAACCACCAGTGGTTGTAGTGTTTGGTGGTAAAAGAACATGTGCAAGTGGTAAGTCTTCATCAGGAAGGTCATCTTCACATCCATGATACCCTACAATCCGAACACGGCATCTAAGACCATAGATGTCTTCTCCATTATCAGCTTGAGTTTTTTCAAGAGAATCTCCCCACTTTCCTTTCTCTGGATCAGTCACTTGACCAATCCACCAGTTCATAGGATCTTTTCCCCAAAAATTTGTTGATGGTTGATACATCTTAATTAGTCATCATAGATTAGACACTCAGGTTCATCTGGATGCATGTCACAGAATAATTCTAAAGCATTAGGGTCATGATGGTCGCCTGCTTCAATTTCTTCTTTGTGATGTTCTACATACTCTTCGAGTTCATGTAGTTCTTCTTTTGCATGTCTGCGTGCTGCTGGATTAGATTGTGGATCATCGATAATTTTCTTATCGTGTTCCATATGGTCTTCGATTGATTTCATTTGATTACTCCTGTTTCTTTTATTTAAGCGGTAAATACATCACGAATTAATGTCAATTGAGTATTAGCTTGGTTATCTGATATAACATGAGACAATTCTGATATTAGATACTTCCCACTAACGTCATCATCAGACTCCTCTCCATATGTAGTCGTTTCTTGATCATTACCCTTTCTAAGGGGAAATCTAAGATTCATCATTTGTCCAGCTCTGAGAGTTGGATTAAATGGAATCGAAACACTCATTGATTGTGAAAATATTAAATTATTTCTAGCATAGGATTTATTTTGATAAATGGCAAGTTCATTCTCCCTTTGAATTTCCTTTCTCTTAGACCCTTTTTGTAATGCACCTTTGTCCAGAACTCTCAACATTAATCGAGTTGGAAGTTTCTCTAACTGATTTGGTAATTTGGGTGATTTCTTGAGTTTTAAATCTTCAATTTTAAAATCGACAGTTTTTTGATTTTCATTATCTAGATTAATGTAAATTGTTTTATTTGCATACATTCCCATTCTACAACCCATGCCAATATCATTTGTTTGATTTAAATTATTTTCTAATATTCTAAGATCATCGTTATTACCCTCTACCTTTTCTGATTTTTTATATTCAACTGCTTTTTCATCCAATAGATTTTCAATTGATCTAAAAACATAACCATCAAGAGTTTCAAAGAATAAAAAACCATAACCATCTTTAGATGATTGAGTCTTTGAACATAACCATTGAATTGTGTCAAATGGTCTTTTTAA